AGCCTGTGTTTTATGTGAATGTAGGCCGACCGGAAATTCCGGGAGGAAAGCTTGTCAAGCAAACCAATTAACACAACCGTTTAACGCCCGGATGGCGTGGTTTCTTAAACCATGCGAGCAGAATCTACTTCAACGTATATCTGCTTACCATTACCGTACATCTCGGTAATTCTGTCCTCCCAGGACCTAAAGTTGTGAGGGGAAAAGTAGGAGCCCAAAGTCTCCTTAATGTCAGCACGTTTATCACTGGTGTGGTGAATAATGTAAAATTCCGAAGTAAAAGATCGGAACAAAGACACGTACTCTTCGTAAACCTCTGGGCCGTGCTGGACTAGTTCAACCAGCATGCCCTTGATCAAGCCCGCGTAGTGCTCGATCATGTCAACCTTCCACTCTCCCCAAATGAATGGTCTAAGTAAGGAAGTCATTGACAACGGCGCGAGGACCAGCTCCCCGCAGTTCGTCTGGTAGACGATCATCCTCCTCTTTAAGAAGGATATACTGGACGCGTAAGGTGTTATCTCTGCACCTTTGTCGGCACCCGTGAGGGTGAACCCGAGCCTAGCAGCATATATCACAGCATCTATCTGCGTGAAACCGCAGGCGCGAGTCACTGCACCAAAGAAGTCGTCCCCCAAGCAAGTGAGGCTCATCACCGTGCTCAAAGCAGGGAGATCATCAGACACAAAGTGGTAGAGGCCACTCTGTGTAGGATTCTTCCTATCGTGCGACCACATTATCCAAACTTGATTCCAAACCAAATGGTTGACCAAGCAATTGAGCATTGTGGTGAGAGGATTCCCCGATGAGTTGCTCCCGGTGAAGCGAACCCACGTTCCGTCCACATCGTAAATGGGATTACACAAATCATAACATATCACGCGCATTATGCGCCTGTGTTCATCTGTGTACCCACTCATCATGTGAGTAAGCGATATAAGCAAATTGACAGCAGCATCGAGAAGGTGGACTGAAATAGTCAAGTCGAAAGACGAGTAGTCAGTAGCAAAATTCTCTGTGTCATCAAGCCTGCTAAACCGCTTGTGAAGGTCTCCCCAGGACTCAGCAGGATTCAATCCAACTGCATGTCCAAAGCCACCTGGGTCCATACCCAAGACGGCCATTATGGGAAGGAAGTACATTCTGAAAACTATCAGCTCCACCAACTCCCCAGCGTGAATAAGCCTGGCAGCCTTACTCACTATGAGACCATTGAGGTCCCTCTCGTGCTCACGAGGTTCGTCCTTAGGTACTACTTTACGCGAAAGCGTGGAAGTAATCCCCATCTGGGCGCGGCCCACCATCCCGTCCACAGTGTCGACTATGTACTGGGACATAGGACCATCCTCTTTAAGGCAGGTGACATAACGACCAAGTACTTCATCAAAGTATCTGTCAAAATAAACGTTTTTCTTGCCTTTAAGAGTGCCAGCAGAAGTGGTAAGTTCCACAGGGCCAGCAAGTGTGCACCCGTATCCAGCCAACGCGTCATCCATGTTGCACGGACCTAGCTGCGTAACGTAACCGTAATCACCAACAGCCAACTTGATGAAATTCGATTCCATGTCAGTCTTCACATCCTTGTAGGCTTTCCTCAATGAAAAGGGCTCTACCTTGGTTGAAAGACCGGTCTTGTCGAACATCTTGGTGTGAGAAACATGTATGTCAGGATTAGGAGTGCTGTGAGCACGGCCGACCTCCTTGAGAGCAGGAATGGCTCCGTACAAATGACCCCTCAAAGGGCTCTTCTTGTATGCACTACGAAAAGCGACACCACCAGAGCCACTGTTACCAACTATTGAATATTTGGTATTAGGGGCAATAGTCCTCAACACACTGTCAGGGTGTAACCCAAACGAATTAGTCATGGTAACTATGGGTGGTGTGGCAGACACTCCAGGGTCAGCCAACAAAGGTGTACCAATCACAATGTGTGCGTTAGTGCACCCTGGTATAGCCTTCTGTTGAAGATTATTCCAAAGATCAGTAATGACACCCTGTGTGATGGGAGCAGCGTACACGAAAGGAGCGTGAGCACCCTCGTGGATACCAACCACCGTTCTACCGGCGATGTAAGGTAACCCACAAGTACCAACAGCTCCAACACCCTCGACGCAAGCACCGAGGAATGTTGTCTCAGGCATGTTGCCAATACTATAATTCACGGTTTTAATACCATGATAAGTACCGGACAACAATTCCAATTCCTCCTGGTGGCAGTAATTGCCAACCATGGAAGGGCACATAATACGCTTGACGTTTGTCATGTCCGTTTTACCGAACGCGGATTTCTGTGCAAACAGGCCTGTTATGTCTCTAACAGCACCCATGTCCTGTACCCCCAAGAGGGCTACATCCAATGATCCGTCCAACCCGTTGAGACGGGCTCTGGGCAGTTCAGAACCAAAAGCAATGAATGCTCTGGGTATGATGACTGGGCGAACGCGCTGTCCCTCTTTCCAGTACACCTGAACCTTGAAGTACTCGGCTCCAGATTTAAAGATGTGATTGTTAAGAAGTATAACGGCTGAAGTAGAAGTCTGGCCCAAAATCAAGCCAAACTGACTATTAGATTTGCCATCAATGGACTTAGCAGTGGTCAAATCACCAGTATCAACAGCCTCTATAAAAAGTTTAACCATGTTGTTCTGAACAGCACCCAACACGTCAGGGAATGCCATGCATGGGTTATCCTGAAAAGCCAACACAGGACGCGTGGTGTCATTAGGGTTGCCATTGTACTTACCTGTGTAAGGAACACCAGCTCTAGCTCTGAGGAGCGAGTTGGTGGTCAAAGGGCTACCCGCAACAACACCAGCGCTAACTG